ATGTCACGGTTCCGTCAACAACCGTATCTCCAACGGTCGTTGGCCATGTGGGTTCGGAAGCACCGGACGTTCCTGAGGTGGTGGCCAGATACTTGCGTCCATTCTTCGTAGCGAGCGGAATGACGGACACCCCTTCGCGCTGGATGTTCGCGGTGCCAGATGCAACCGTCGTCCACGCGGAAGCGTTGAGATAGGTGAAGACATTTGCGTCCACCTTTGTCACCGATACCCTAGAGCCGTTGGCAACGTGGTTTCCCGGTTGGGTTCCAGCAAGTCCGCTTACCGTGATGATGTCCCCGGTTTCAAGACCATGGGGAGTCGGACAAGTGACAACGGTAGTGAGCGCCACAGTCGGGTGGAGCGCAAACGCGCTTGCGGGAAGCGTGAATGTCAAGGCGTGGATGTAGCGGGTGCTGGCTGCCCACGCGTTGTGACCGTCCAGACGAGGCAGGTTGCTGGCACTGAAGTTCCCGTGAACGTGCTTCAGGGTCGGCCCCATCTCAAAATGGGTCAGAGCCGTGTTGTTGGTATTGGAGAGGGTGACTCCACTCGCGCCAACCTGCGTCAAGGCAGGAAGCTCCAGTGTTGTGAGTCCTAAGCCTGCCGACTGTATCGGGGTTAAACCTCCGACGGCCTCAAGCACGGGAAAGCCTGCTCGAAGCAATGCCGATCCGCCCGCATTACTCAAAGTAAAAGTGCCAATCACCTTCCGTAACTCCGGGAAATCAACAGACGAAATAATACTTCCAGCCAGTGGCTGGAGTGCAAACGACCCTCCGACAACCTTGAGTTTTGAAAAATCCATCGAAGTTAGCGCCGGACCGGCAGCCACCGAAAAACTCCCGGCATATTCCAGTTCGGGACAACTGATGGCGGTTAGAGAGGCGACACCTGATCCACTGACACTAAATGACGCGCCGACGGTTTTGAGTGCAGGCAAACTCAGAGCTGTCAACAATGGGGATGCTATCGAAAACTGAACACTACCCCCAGCGCTGGTCAACTTGGGGAAGGAGATAGAAGTCAGCGAGCCGCCAGTGCTGAAGGTCAATGTCGAGCCAACCACCCGCAATTCCGGGAAACTCACACTGGTAACAGCATTGGCGACACCGATACCCGATGCAGCCAGCGAGATTGTTCCGACAACCCCGACAAGATCGGGAGCCTCGAAGGAAGTCAAGGTGTCGAGAGCGAGGAAATTACCCGCGCCGTTAATTGTGAGGGACTCAACCCACTTGCCGCCGTACTTTGTCGCGGCTTGCGGCCCTGATGCGCCAATCCCTGCCGCACGTATCTGGCAGGAAGTGTAGAACGGGGTGGCAGGGTAGGCATAGTCCCCGGTATAGTTGAGCGTTATGGAGTCCGCCGGGATGGCTCGCGCTGCCAGCCACTCGTCAGGAGTCTCTAGCGAAAGCGGGGTGCCCTCGATCCCTCGGTTCACATCGTTTTCGACGACGACCAGAAAGGTGCGGGTGCTGGTCGGCAGACCTTCCCCTTCGCGCCAGGTGATTTCGCCCATCAGTATGATTTCGGAGAGTTCCGAACCTGTGGACGATCCGAGACCTAATGCGGAATCCAGTTCCGTAGTGTTGAAGCTGGGCGAGCACTGATAGGCGGGAATCTCCGCATCGACGGCCGGCATCGTCCACGCTGCATCGTAAACGAGATAGCCGATGTCGTAGCGTGAGCGCGGCTTGATTCCGAATTGGATTTCGAGCGTCCCAGATTCGCCGATGGGAACAGCGGTTGTGCCGCCTTCGAGAAACACGACCTCCAGCAAAGCCGCGTCACCGCGTTTGAAGCGCAGCGAAGTGACGGGATTACGGAATCCGGGGCCTTCAATGAGTTGCAGGGTTTCAAGATCGACGTGGAGCTTCACGCACCTTGATCGGTGTCAACCGAATCACTCCTCGTCCGCGTAGGTCAGGCGGTGGCCCTCGAAGAATAGACTTCCGCCTGATGCCGGTGGATCGAGCGCGACCGCTGCCGTCTCGTTCCGTTCGTCGGCGGCAATCATGGAAACCTTCGTCCAATCGGATGAAAGCACCTTGCCCAGACGGTCTGGGGCATCGAACGCCACGATGAAGCGGCCCGCCCATGTGTGGGTGCCTTCACGCCGAATCATGGTTGCCGTCTGGACTTTTGAGGTCGATCCATAGAAATACACACTGTCGAACTCGGAGTAGGATTCCTGCGTCCAGTTCTGCCCGTTGATGATCAGTTGCCACTGGCCTATGACTCGGGGAAGCTGCTCCCCGGTTTCAGCATCGTATTCTTCTGTCCATTCCAGATCGGCCGAACCGCTGATGGTAGCGAGTCCGCATTCGCCTTCGTAGGATTCCACGGTCCCCGGTGTGAGGTGCAGCTTGAACGTCCGCTTCCGGTATCGGTCGTTCATGGTTTCTTGAGAATAGACGAGCGGTGAGAATCCGAAGCGGACCCCACTTCGCAGCTTCATCGCGGCCAGTATCAGATAGTTCCCCGCCACGTCGGGGCCGATGAGGTAAGCAGGATACGGCTTCTCGGTGGGTCGGACGGGAGCATCACCTACTCGACCGCCAGCGACCCATGCGTCCCATGCAATCCACCAGGCCCCCAAATCCTCCTGAGATTGCTCGTAGGCATCTATGTCCGTGACGACCTGCCATTGGGTCTGACCTTCGATGGTGGTTTCTTCCTCGATGCGGAAAACACGAACTTCCCATACGTTCTCGTCTTCCTCCAGAGTGAGTGTCGCCTGGAGTGTGGCTGCACTGATCGTCATGACGTAGGATCGGCTCGTCACCCATTGGTATCCGTCTTCGTCATATTCGTTCCGGCCTGTTTGGATCGTGACCCGGTAGCGTCTGCCAGTGCGACTCACCAGCGTCAGCTCGTTCGCCTCGCCGTCGCCAGTATGCGAAAGAAGATTGTAAAAGTCATAGCCTGCTGCTGCCGACATGGGGAAGTTATCGAGCGCCTCGGACTCCTGAAACACGCCGTAGCCGTCCATCCACAGGTCCCCGACTGGGTCAGAAAGCGCCATCTCCGAGTATCCAGCCCGATAGACGGAACGGCCGACTGCTAGATTTGATCCGCCGCCATAGGCGTAACCTTCATGGGTGGAAACTTCCGAATGAATGACTGGAGCGTTCTTCCGGCGCACACTGTTCACCCATGAGGAAAACTGTCCGTTCCACTTTTCCGCCTCGTCGCCAACCATTCCCCAGGGCGTTCCCGTGAACCACGGACCGAAGGCAACCACGTCGCCGCCACCGATAATCCCCAGATAGCCGTCACTCTCGCTTCGAGTCGCCCCTTGACCGATGTAGGAATAGGTGCCGAGTCCGTTACCCGTCGCATCGCGGAAATCGTCCGGCTCGGCCATCCACCGCTGCAACTCTCCCGCCAGCCAAGCCTTGTCCACTGCGCCTGATAGGGTGATGTTGGTGTGGTCCGGCGGGTCGTTGTCAGTCGCACCTTGTGTCGCCGTGGTGGGGGAGGTGGGCCACATATAGCCAATCGTGGGATTGCCGACTTCGATCGTTTGGACGGTTACGGTTTTGGCACCGGTATTGAACAGATATGACCTGGTCCTCGATCCACTTGATCCCGATCCCGGTGGATCATCGTCGAGATCGAGGGACGAGAATGTCCGGTAGGCTGCAAACCCGCAGAAGACCTCCACGTCGTCCGCCGCAACGAACGGACCATTTGATTTGAATTGAAGGTAGAAATCATTGCCACGAAATCCGCGTGTCCGTGCATTGGCGCTATTGGCCGCAGGGATGAAGAACGGCGTGAGCGGCAGGCTGAACCAAGCCCGTTTGATGGGGACCAAAGACTGGCTTGGCATCAGGTCGTTGGAGGTAAAGTTCATGGCCGCGTCAGTAAGTTTGGCGATTGTAGGTGAGTTCCTTTCCGATGCGGATTTCACCCGCTGATGAACCTTGCTGGATCGAGGTGACATGCTCGCCCAAAACGAGTGAGCCGCCTCCTGCTTGGGAGATGGTGTGGACCCCGTCATTCACGAACACCATGCCGAGCAGAACGACCGCGCTGTTTGGCCTGCTCGCGCCAACCTCCCAGTCGGGCATTTCATGGGAGTCATAATCCGATCCGGTGACAATCTCCCAGCTTGTGACCAGAAGTGATCCCGTGGTTCGCAGCGTGGCCTTGGCAAAGAAGTAGGTCGTCGATGAAATCTCGAACGAATCGTCCCAGTTTTCCGCCACCAGATTGTTGAGCGTCCCCCACTCGATGTAATATCGCTTGCTCGCGGCATCTGGATTCGGTGGCGTCGCCGGGGCCTGGATGTAGGCTGGCCGCGAACCAATGATGGCAAGCGGGATCGGCTTGGACGAGCTTCCTGAAGACGCCGTGGCACGCACACGGAACGAGAAACCTCCCGACGAGAATACAATTTCTGTGCCAGGGCCGGGGCGTGGTGTCCGCGCCTCCAGAGCGTCGATGAGCGTGTTCCAGTCGCTGGCCAGGATCGGATTGCCGGGGCGTTTCTTCGGTGGCAGGCGCATGATTCTTAGAGTTCGTAGATGTCCTCGTCCCAGCCACCCGGATCGCTGGAAATCCATTCCCGCTCGATTCGGTAGGCGCTGCCCTCCTGGGTTTGGGTGACGCCATTGAGAAGCCAGGTGCGCCCGTCACCGACACTCGGCTGGCGACCGTCCGGTTGGTCGATCTGGCCGATCTTGTTCACGTCGGAAGATGCGGCAGACGCCTTTCGGACCGTGGATTGCCGCCAGGTGACTTTCGGGGAGTAGTAGGATGTTTGGCCGCGCTGGATCTTTTCGAGAGCCTTCTTGCCGAGATCGCTGGTGACCTTGTCCTTGTAGGAACCACCGGAGGAATCGGCTTCCTTGCCGCTGATGATGGCCTGCAACGCCTCGATTTCCGCTTTGGCGAGGGTCTTGAACTTCTTGTGGGAAAGCAGCGGTTCCTCGGAGAGCGAAAGTCCGAGCGAATAGGTGGTCTTGGCTGGGTCGTTTGTTGCGTTGTCGGTGCCCGCGTAATTACACGTGATCTGGGCGATGTCGCCCTCGCTGACCTGGGCCGTGGCATTGTCCACGGAGATGAACGGGATGTCCGGATGGGCCGTGCCTGGACGCGGCATGACCTGCGTGATCGAGTTGCGGTGGCAGAGGAAGACCTGAGTGGCCGTCCACTTGCCTTCGCGATCCACGCTGAGGCTGTAATCCGGTTGCGGGTAGAGTTTGCCTGGTTGAATGGAAACGTGTCTCGGCATCTTGGCCGGGACTTGGCGTCAACCGAATGCCGGGACGAACTTGCCGGTGCCGGGTTTCATGCGCTCGCTCATGTCCCGCAGAATCCGATTTGTTTCGCCCGTCAGCTTGTTGTTTTCACGCTGCGCATCGAGGGTGCCGGACGAGTATCCGCCGCCGCCGACTTTGCCGAGCGAGGTGACGATGGGCGCAAGGCTGGAAGATTGTTTAACCGCCGCTGGTGTGGTTGCCGTGGTCTTCGCCGCTGCGGTTGCCGCTTGCTTCACCGCCTCTGGCTTCGGGATTGCTTCCCGGATGGTTCCAAGGACGTTGTTCATGCTCTCCCGCAGTCCGGTCGTATCGATCACCTCGGCGGTGTTAGAGAACGCGTCGCCGAAACGAGCGGAGATATTTTCACCCGCCTCCTTCAACCTGAGTCCGACCTTGGCGGCAAGCGGCCCAAGCTGGTCGCCCGCGTCGCCGTATCGTCCTGCCGCCTCGGCATCGAGAACACCCGCCGATTCACGCAAGGCTCCTTGGGCTGAGTTGATGGCGTCGCCCTTTCCAAACAACTCGGCGAGCGGGCGGGCGATTTCCAGCGCTTCGGCAAGCCCCTTCTGGAGGAAACCGATAGCGCTGAGGAAGATCCCGATCAGTGCATTGCCCATGCCCTTCCAGAAGTCGGCGGTGGTGATGACCTGGAAGTAGGTGATGGCGGTCCTGAAGATTTCCACGATGTATTGCCCAGCGGCGGCAATGGTGGCGCGGAGCGTGGCCCACAGGAAATTCACGCTCATCGCAAACCCGAGTTTCAACGATGATCCGACGAGATTGATGAACTGGCCGCTCTTGAACACGGTGATCACATACTGCATGGCATCGCGGATTTTGTTCCCTGCCTCCGCCGCCAAGGGGGCGAGCTTCTGGGCAAGCGCGATGGCCTGTTCAACCATGGGGCGGATCGCATCGTTGATCGGCGTGCCGAGGGTGAGGAACACTTCGTTGATCGTGTCCTTGAGGGTGGAGAACAACCCTTTGGTGGTCTTGCTCTGGGCTTCCATCATGCCCGCGAACTTGCCGCCCTGTGAGGTCATGTTGACGAATGCCTGCTCGATGGCTGGAAATCCTACCTGGCCTGTCTCCACGAGCTTTTTCACCTGCGAATCCGAGACGCCGAATTGTTTCGCCAGCTCGCCGATGATCGGAATCCCCCGACCTGTGAGCTGGTTGATATCTTCCGCGAAGAGCCGTCCTTGCACACGCGCCTTGCCGTAGAGTTCGGCGATCTCGTTGACCGGTGCCTGGACGCCCGCCGATACGTCACCGATGCGGGCGAGGGTCGCGGCAACCGTGTCAGACCCTTCACCGAAGGCGATGAGCTTACGGCCGGCATCCGCGAGTTCAGGAAACTCGAATGGTGTCTTGGCTCCGAGTTCGCGGAGTTGCGCGAGGGTGGTTTCTGCTTTCGCGGCGTCGCCGATCAAGGTGGTGAAAGCCACTTTCGTTTGCTCAAAATCCGCGGCTGATGTGACCGCCTTCATTCCTGCGGCCAATGCCACGCCACCGCCAGCGAGAGCGGCTCCGAGTCCGATCTTCAAACCGGCAGCGGTGAGGCTCGCCATCTTCTTAGCGGATGCGGAAACGAGCTGGGTCGCGCTCGCCATGGACCGCTTCAGCGCGGTGATGTCGGCTCCAAGGGTGACGGTCAGGGCGCTCATGCGCCGGGGGCGGAGTCAACCGGCCGGGTCCAGCGGAGGGATTGCGATCCAAGATTGGTCGCGGAGCTGAATTGCCCTGTTTCTGAATGCGGCCGGCTGGATACGTTTGAGGACCCAAAGTAGTTTTTCGAGGATCGCGGAACGGTTTGGCTGTCGCAACGCGATCACGATGATTCCCGCGTGCTTGTCATGGATATGGGGAATCGTATGGAAAAAATCACGGTCGGTCGTCAGAAACACCGCCGCGCTGAGCTGAGCCTCGGCGAAAATATCCGGATCAGGCAAGCCCTCGCGGCCCGACCCCCGCAGATCGAACACCTCATGCCCCATGCCTTCAAGCAAGCCTACAGCGGCCTTCGGAAAATTCTCATCCAAGAAGAATTTCATGCCACAGCCTCATATGCCGACTCCTGATAGTCCGAAAGGCGGCTGGCAAACGCCAGAGCGGCCTCAACATCCTCCCGAGTGATGTTCGGATAGTCTTCCAGCAGGGTCTCGATGATATCGCCGCCGCTGAGGGCTCCGAGAATAGTGGACACCAAAACACGGGTCCCCCTGATCACGGGTTTGCCGTGGCAGATGTTTGGATCGATCTGGATACGAGCATTCATAGGGAAATCCTACCACCCGGACGCCGGTTGGCAAGTCGTCGTTATTCCAGATCAATCGGTGTTCGCCATTGAAAGCGGAGCTGTGCCATTTGCTCCGCAATCTCGCATGCCGGAAACGTTGTTCCCCAATTTGTCCGCACCCCGTTCCGTCGCAACAGGCAGTGCTGATACTGAGCCAACCGAGCCAGCGGCATGAACAAAATCCGCTCCTCGGGCCAGCCAGTCTCGGCAGAGACGGCGAACACCTGAGCGGCTAGGAAGCCGGGTTCGTCGCAGGGAGGGGCTTTTTTCCGCCCAGCTCGGCCACGGGTTCAACCTGTGCCGCCTCCAGTTCCCGGCTTTGTTCTTCGAGGCGCTTGAACGCGGTTTGGAAATCGGCAGGAGTCAGGCCGCCGCAGAAGATCAACGCGGCCTCCCGGAATCCCTGGTCATTGAAGGACGCCCGCACCACTTCCGGCCACGGGGCGCAATGGGTGAAGACGAAACCCATGATGGCCGAGGTGAACTCGGGGGTGCCGTCCGTTGGCATCTCGCCTTTCACCAGCGGGTTGCCGGTGCGGAGAAGCACGTCGTAGCTGGCGAGGGACAGGGGCCGCATGGCATATCCGGCGACGATGGTTTCCACCTCGTGAAATGCGGTTGATAGAAGTGTCTGGCGGTCGGTGTCGTTCATGGGATCTCAGAGGTAGCGAAGGAACAGGTCTTCGGTTTTTGGCGAGGCGTTGAGCGGCAGGAAGGCGAACTTCCCCCGGCGGCTGATGCAGGCGAGCGGCACGTCCTGTTTGATCTTCGTCACCAGCGCCTCGCGGTTCATCAGTGCCGCCTTGATGTAGGCGAAGGGATGCTCCGGGTTGGCGAGGTGCCAGGTGTCGTCGTTCCACGCCTCGATGAGCTGTTTGGTTTGGAATTTCCCGTCGGCGCTCTGAGGGTCGAAGAACCAA